TCATTCCTTACATTATATCCCTTGTTTTCATATGGGCTAATATATTGCGTTTTATCATCTCTTGATGACGAATCATAATACGCCGGTTTTCTGTAGGTAGGCTTACTATTATGTTCTTTCCTATACTCGAACTTACTCATCTTCTCTTCGCGTTTTGTTTTAAAACTTGCGAAATCTTCTGAATCAATATCATATTTTTTAATTTGCTCGTTTAGATCTTCGTTATCAACTTCTACCAATTTACAAATATGGAGATATAGACGGGTTTGAATACTACGCGAAGTCCTTTTAAGTTCCGCAGCAATATCATCATAAGATGCATTCTCTAAACGCATTGAAAGAAGCCTATCTTCCTCCCCTACATCCCATCCCAGTCCCGCTCTTGATGTTTGCTCGTTTTTCCTGAGTTCATCAAAGTGTTGATCGAAGTTTCTCTTGCTATTACGATATTGTTGTTGCATTTTTATATTTAGTAGTGTATTTGTGGCGCGCTTGAAGCTTATATATATATTGCATCTTATTTTTATATCATTTTGTAATACTTCTGGAATAATAGGATTTATAATAGAATTGACTAAATAGTATCAACATACTTGTTTGATATGCAAACTCTATTATAGCATATTGTTTAGGAACAATATCTTCTAATGCGATTACAATTAACGAATGCATTAAGCAGATTGCGAACTGTAATAGTTGTGCGCGTGTAATATATTTTTTAAATGGATTGTTATATCCCAATGATGTGCATATATAATGGCTATACATAATTAAATGGATAATACTATTTATGAAACAACCAAAAGATGCTGTTCCATTACCGTGTTCATTATGCAAAAGAAACCCCCAAATAAGCCCAATTGTACTATGGTGATATACGTGAAGAAACGACAACTGTTGCTTTTCTTTGCCACGCAAAATTATAAAGAAAGTATCAAAATAATCAAAATATTTAGATAAATAATGAATATATACAAAATATCTTAAATTAGCTGTATATGGTATATTTATACCATAAATATTTGGATATGATACTACACAACTCAACCCGTATATCATATATATATTAAGCATTATTTGAGCATTATTATATATTAGCATCGGGGTTTTAAGAGAATATGGTTTCTTACCCTTCATATATTTTGAAAGTATATATATCATACTGAAATATCCCATTGTAGCCATACTCATAAAGCACGGCTTCGTTGTATATATAATTATATCCTCTGTTTTCATTATTATTATAATATAATATATATTATTTATATAGAGAATGTCTGCAAGAGGAAAATCTACAAAAGATAAATTAAACAAGGAATTAGATGATTTGAGCCCTGCCCAAAAACTATACATACGCGGATGGTTAGATACAATTAGAGGACATGATGTTAATGCTGACCCAACAGTCATAAACCCATTGACTGGAAAAAAAATTTTTACAAATAAAGATGGAACATACCCGGTTTTATATGAATGGTGTGTAAAAAATTTTCCAGATTATGAACATTATGATGAAATACCAAAACCAATAAATTATGGAAATGCGGCTGCTGCTGCAACACCCAGTAGAGCAGCAACCGCAGCAAACTCTCCTGATTTTGATGTTATTTTAATTGCAGAAAAATGGAGAAAAGACCCCACTAAAGATCCATTCACTGGTAATGTAATTGATGTATCAATAGACCCGCAAAGTCATTATGTTTTTGTATACACAAAAATTATGAATAAATTAGTTAAGCATATTTTGGAAAAAAAACCTCGATTTCAAGATGTGTTGACAGAGGATGAATGTAAAAATATACAATTTAGTTTACCGAGTGGGAATGCAAGTTTACCTCTTTTGGCTGGTATGAGAGCTCGTCCTGATAAGATATTATATGATTATCTTTTTATAAAATATTTTATTCATTCGGCAACAATCAATTATGATTATAATTTTAAAAGAAATACCCATGTAAATATAAATATTGAAATTTATAATTCACATGAAGATTACAAAAAAGGCGATACAATTGATACATTATTTAAGTTTTTTGTATCCAATATCTGGACTAGCGAATTGTCGTTGACAAAGTTGATAATAAATTTATGTTATGATATTAAAAATATATTATATTTGCACCAATCAAAAATAACAAAAGAAGCAATTAACAATTTAATGAAGACCAGAACAACATTAATATATTGCAAACGAATATATGAAGAGTCTTTGTATGATAATGATAGATTAAGACAAGAAATTCAAAAATATTTAAATAATAAAGCCGTGAAGGATGATCTTCTTTATCAGGATGATATTTATTATGATAATCCACTACCTAACACACCAAGAGAAAGGGCGGACGATAAGCATTATATATATAATATATATGAAAAAATTGCAAAACATACCATGAACGATGATAATATATATCAAACCTTAATATCAATATGCGATTGTATTATAATATTATATAGAGATAATAATGCTAAAGATAGTCCCTATAACAATATCAAAGACCTTTATAATATATATGGCAATGAACCCCTAATGCCAATAAAACCATCACTTTTAACAGACTTGCAACTGTATAAAATACGTTTAAACAATTTAGAAAATGCTGTTAAAAGAGCAAAACAAGATATGGATAAAGTTGGGAAAAAAAGATTATCAATAGGAAACCGGAAATTTAAAAGTGAAGATAATATTATAAAACGCCGAGACGTATCAATGTTAAAATATTCTGTTAAATCGAAGGCATTTACATCGATGAATAATGAGGATATTGAAGAAGCAATAAAATCAAAGAAAGGGAAACTAATAGATAATTTACATTTAAACAAAATGAAAATAAATTTAAAAACATTTGAAAACGACAAAGAAAATATATTAAAGAAAGATAAGCTAAAAATATATGACGAAAAAATTGAAATATGGAAAGAACAGTTGAAAGAATATGAAAAAAATATGGAAATATATGAAAAGAAGAAAGAAAATATTGACCGTTTACCATTATATGAGAAGAAGAAAAAGGAGAAAACCCCGCTATTGTCACTATATGCATACGATAAGCTTGGTCCAAGAAAATTTAAAAGTGAAGATAATATAGGAAGACCTCGTCCCATAATATCATCAGTAAAATATTATGATGAATTGAAGGCATCTAGTTCGGTAAGTAATATGAGTAGACTATCCCCTAATAATGTAGTTCAAGATTATTATATAAATGATACGGACCCTTATACACAAGAAGCTTTTGAAGATATGGACCCAAAAAAACTAAAATATGTTTCAGATATAGTTTCAAGTGATGGAGATAAGGAATATCATTACCGCTTTGATACAGTGAGCATATATAATTATATATTAAAATGCAAAAAAACTTGCATTAAACCTATAAATTTTTATACAAAAAAGGAATTAACAGATAAAAATATTGATGAAATATGTAATAAAATTAAAAAATTATCCAAATATCCAACATATTCATCTGCCGATCTTAAAGAAGCATTTAAAAATTGCAAATATAATAATATGCTCGTATTAGATTATGATATGGTGGTGACTGATATGGCGAACAGAGCCAATGGAAAAGAGATTAGAGGATACTTACCTGTATATTTACATATTAATTTAGGAGGTATATTATTTAGGGCAATTAATAAAATAGACTCACCTGCTTCTATTACAGAGTATGATAATTACCCTAATCTTACAAATTCTTTAAGTTCTCAAGTTTTAAAGCTGCCTTATTTTGATCGCTATTACACTGGACATGATATGTACAATATATATCCACAGGATTCCATATTTCCAGAAGTTATAGTGCACACTTTAAATACTATGTTAAATGATGGGGGGTTAATTGTGAAAAAATATTTCCCATACAGAAAAAATAACAGAGAGGGTCATAAATGGAATGCAATTCTAAATTTGCCACAGTTTGAGTTTTCTCCAAATGATACAATACAAGTAGCGTTAAATAAATTAACCGCATACAAAGATATAATACAACGTCTATAATTATTTAATTCTTCATTTATTTTTGATTATATCAAAAAAATATAATGGTATTTATATAGAGGAACAAGGTCTTATAGTATGAAATATATAGATGCTTTAAAAAAATACAATGAAGGCAGTGATAAATGGTGTATGCCTCGTAAAGGAACAGAAGATTATTTGAAAATAATTAATTTAATGAAAAAGATTTCAAATATTAAGAAATCCTCTGATGGCATTAAAAGCAATGACAAGGAAGTCAAGATAAAAGCTTTGCAGGCGGTCATTAAAAGAAAATTAATATTGAATAAAAATAATAGTAAAGAAAGTAAGGGTAGCGAAAACAGCAAACAATCATTAAAATATATTAGTAATATTTCTAAAAAATTCTCTGTCAAACCTCATTATAATTCATCACAACATGTATTTTCAAAAGATATTGAAAAAAAAGGAAAGATAATTAAAAATTTTATTATGGATAAAGTAAAAACTAATAGATATAAACTAATAAATCGTATAAATCGTTATAAATTACTTAAAAATAAATTAAGTTTGTTGAAATATAACGACTGTTTAGAAAAGAAGGTTTTTAATGGTGTGCAAGGATTTACAATTAGAAACATTATAAATCTTGTAAAAAGGATAGGTTCTAAAAGTAAATATGGTTTTATTTATTTAACAAGTATTCCTAACACTATAGGACCGTATCCAATTGCTACAAAAATTATGAAGAATGACAGCGATAATATTCTCGAAATTAACATTATGACAAAGATTACAAATAATATAATTTTAAAAGGACTTTCTAAACATTTCCTTATGATATATGGGAGCTGTGCATGTTCTAATAAAATTGCAGAGAAATTAAGACTTATTAGTATAAATGAGCTTGCAGACGGAGACCTTATAATGCTTCTAAAGATCCGTGAATTATTGCAAAATGAAGAATTATTATTAAACTTACTATTCCAAACATTCATATCTATAGCAACATATCACAATTTGGTTGGATATATTCATGGTGATTCGCATTATGGTAATTACCTATATCAACAAAATAACGAAGTAGGTTATTATCATTATGTTTTTAATGGCAACGATTATTATTTGAAATCTTGCAAATATAACATTATGATTTTTGATTATGGATTTTCAAAAAAAATTAATAATGTGAATAATGCTATCCAGGTTAAAAAAATAAACAAAGATTTATTTGAAGATTATCGGCGAATAATACACGCATTTATGAACAAAAAATCAGGGTGGGGTGAGTATAAAAATTTACCGAATGACCAAATTAATGATATGATTTTAGAAATTGCTTCTTCTTTAGACAGAATTATATATATGGAATTAACATCGCAAGTTCTAAATTTAAGTAAAACATTTGCGATTACTCTTTTCAAATCTATAATTGAAGATGTTTTTTTAAAATATACTCCTAAAGACATGTTTATTACCACACGCCCTCCAAATGTCATCAACGAAACCCCTTTTATAATTGGTTAGAATATCCCATATCTATTATACATTTATTTTTATAACATATAACTTATAATATATAACATATAACATATAACATATAACTTATAATATATAACATATAACATAATACTATGAACAATAATATATATGACATCGCAGACAACGAAGTAATATTAGAAGACACCGTATATGATTTGCAACAGTTTTCAAAGGTTCACCCAGGAGGTTCTAATATGTTAAATATTTTTGGTGGTAAAGATGCCACGATACATTATTATATGTTGCATCATCATAATAATATACGCACAGATATCCTATACAAATACAAAGTAAGAAGATTAGAAGACGCTTACAATAATCAAGACAATAAGTATATATTAAACACCAAAATATTTAATGAATTAAAGAATAATATTAGAATTGCAGTTCCAAATCAATATGCAAACTACGAGTGGTGGATTAAAGCATGTTCTATAATGATTGTTGAGATATCTATTGAATATCATAATTATATATATGGATATACCTTTGCAAAGTCAATACTACTTGGTGTTTTTATGGCAATGGTTGGATTATGTATTCAACACGATGCAAATCACGGCGCTGTTTCTCGTTCGCCAATAATTAATCAATTATGGGGCCATACACAAGATTGGATAGGCGGTAGCTCATTGCTTTGGAAACATCACCACGTATTATTGCATCATGCATATACAAATCATTTAAATTCGGACCCAGATATAACAACAAATATACTACGACTTCACAAAGATATTAAATATGAAAATTATCATTATTGGCAGAAGTGTTATATATGGATACTTTTAACCTTGTTACCTATTAATTGGCATTTTGCAGAAATAATGGACCTTTATAATATGAACCATATGTCCCACAAAATATCATTGATGGCAACAAGGGAAGCACAAATAGGAATATTATTAAGAGTATCTTTTTATATACGTTTTTATATTATTCCTATATATTTATATCCTTCATTATATACATTATTTAATATTTGCTTATCATTAGCAGTAGGAGGATTATATCTGGGTATTAATTTTATCATTTCTCATAATTTTGAAGGTGTTAATAATAATACCAACGAAGGTATTACATCGACCGAAGATTGGGCAATATCGCAGATTGAAAGTTCATCCACAGTAGGAGGAAGAGTGTTAGGGTTTTTTCACGGAGGTCTCAATTACCAGATAGAACACCATTTATTTCCAAGAATATCGCACGTTCATTATTATAAAATGAAGCCAATAATTCAAGAATGGTGTAAAAAAAATGATGTTAAATATAACTATTATAATAATTTATGGGATAATATATATTCGTGTTATAGATATTTAGAATTGCAAGGAAGGGAACCCATAAAAGGAATTATAGACAAATAACTAACAATTATCTATATCCTATCATCTTTTGTGGTCTTCGATTAATTTTTTGCGGGACCATACTCCATATCTATTATCTTCCCATCCATATTTAGATAATTTATCATAGTGGTATTTAATAATATTGTCGCAAATTATTAGTAATGGTTCGGAAATATCGTAATAATCTCCCATCTTCTCCATCAACTTTTTATAATATTCATCTTCATATATATTACTCATCGATTTAAGGGCATTATCCTTTTCTAATTTACTTTTATTTTTCATATAATCTTTGATATAATCAGTTAGTAAATTTCCCTCATCAATAATGTTAAAATTATCACAATTGGAAAGAAAATTTTCTAAAATGTCTTTGCATATTTGTTTAATTATAGGTATTTTGTCAATATTATAATTGATGAACAACATTACTAAATATATTATACAATAATATATGTATATTAGTTTGTCATTTTTTACTATTTATATCGCAATAAATTTATAATAATTATGATACTCAAATATATAAGAATAAATCTATTAAAAATATTATAATGGAAACTTACAAAACCCTCATTGATACATCATTTAAAAATGCAGAAAATAATTTTTCAAAAATTACAGATGATATTATTAATATGGATGGTATGAGCGGAATAAAAACAAGACATTTCTATAATAATTTATTGAATACAGAAGATGCGAGATATTTAGAAATAGGGACATGGAAAGGTAGTTCAGTTTGTTCAGCAATGTGCGGAAATAAAGCATACGTGGTATGTATTGATAATTGGAGTGAATTTGGTGGTCCTAAAAATGAATTTTTAGCAAATTTTGAAAGATATAAGGGAGAAAATAATGCAACATTTATTGAGAATGATTGCTATAAAGTAGATATTTCTGAATTGTCAAAATTGTCAAAATTTAATATTTATATGTATGATGGAAATCATAGTAATGAAAGTCATTATAATGCTTTGCTACACTATTATAATTGTTTAGATGATATATTTATTTTTATAGTAGATGATTGGAACTGGGAAGATGTTAGAAATGGAACAATAAACTCTATTAAAAAATTAAACTTGAAAGTATTATATGAAAAAGAAATTAGATTGACATGGGATAATTCACACACTCATCAACCACTTGCAAGAGACACTTGGCATAATGGAATTTATGTTGCAATTTTACAAAAAGAAGTAATTTAATGATTATCAGTAATAATATATTTATACCTTATTTTCAATATTTAATAAATACGAGTGCTGGTTCCTAATCCTGAAGGATTAACCTCAATCTTTTCACAGCTTACACCATCGCATCTTACGATATATTGCTGGGGGTACATAGTTCCTGTGTCTGAAAAGGGGCGATTGCAAGGAGCGCAAGGTGATAGATTTTTTAACATAGTTTCTCTATTACGCTCCATTAACTTTTCAGCATTTTCTTGTAAAAATACTCGGCTTTCATAACTGCTTTTAACCATCGAATTATTATGAACATCTGTTAATAATTCTGCATTAACCATACATCTTGGTCGATAATCTGTGAACGCGCGACCATCAGCCATTTTTAAAGGGCAATGAGGAGTTAATTCTTTTGATGAACTGAAACTCATTTTAATATATCTATACAAATGCAATATTTTTTATTTCTATATTTCTATATTTCTATAATATGGACCGATTAGTTGATTTGTGATTATTCCAAATTATACCAAACTAAACGATAAAACATCTCTTATCTTTATTTCTTCTTTTTTTTTTTTTTATCATCGCTTTTAAAT